CCTGGCGTAGTGGATTTAGAGAGTGTGTAAAACTAGCAAGTCGTAGTATTGACAGACAAAAAGACGAAGAAACACAGTTTAGATTAGATGCCTGGTGTTCTAAAGGCGTAGAAAAACCATTTGGTGATGCAGCGATTGCTGGTGCTATTCACGGCAGAAAATACGGCGAAAGTTATGCAAACGATTCAGAAGCGTTGAAAAAAATTAATGACTTTGAATGGTTAGAAGAACAGTTCAAGCTATCATATCAACCAGTTGAATAACTGTTTCTAATTTTTGTGTATTTGTTTTACTTTTTAGTGTATTATGTAACCCATAATGCAAAGGCTTTGGCCACATACCAAAACTTACCCATGCAAATCCATTATGCTCGTCATTTAACTTAGGCAAAAACTCTTTATCAATAACACACAAATATGTGTGGAAATGAAATCTATCGTCGTTACTAATAAAAGTTTCTAAAGGTATTGTTTTCTTAATAGACACGCTGCCTATTTCTTCTTTGATTTCTCTTTGTAAGCCTTCCCAAGGTGTTTCAACACCTTCGTTTGTGCCGCCTACTAATCCCCATAGATTATTTTTTCTACCGTTAGCTCTGTGTAATAAAAGAAAACGTTTAGTGTCTAATGCATAAAATAATGCACCACTACATATAATTGAGTCCATAAAATATATATGTTAAATTACTAGTTCCCAAGTGCCTCTTGGATAGTAACCATCAACACTTGCTTGCCAGTAATAGTTGTTCCAATAGACTTGTTGCCCTGTGTTTACATTTGTAAGGTATGTGAGTGTGCTTGTATCACTTGCATCAAAAATAATATTCCATTGAGCACCATCCCACTCGACAATATCGTTTGTGTCTGCAATGAAATCATCGCCTCCTGTGCTTTTCCATGCATCAGCACCGTCTTCGTTAAGTTCTAATTCATATCTAATAGTTGAACCAATATCTGGTGCAGTTGGAAAATCAATTACATATTTTTCATCTATTGTCCTGTTAGTAGTGCTTACTTCTAATCCATCAACAAAAACAGTATGTCTATATACAATACTGCTGTCAACATCCGTATCGATACGTGAAGTTTTTTCTGTAACTGTAAATTTACGTTCTACACTGCCGCCTATTGGACCTGTAAACAAATAACGCAATCCTGGACCTCTTGCTACCTTGTCCGCATCAGGACGATATTTTATAGGATTAACTATACCATCAATACTGCCTCTTGTAGTTGTAGTAGTTGAAATCAATGTGTCACTTGGCAACGTATCAGGATCGTATGTAATACGTAAATCAAATTTATCTGTAGGATCAGCATAGTCAATTGTGCCAACAATAGGATTCAGTAACTCTGCTCTATACAACCTTATTTGACTTATACCAGGTTGAAACTTAGCAGGAGCCTCTGCTTCAAAAACATTTTGCCAACTTATGTCGCCTACTCGTAGTTTGCCACTTAACACAAGTTGTGCTATAGCATCAGTGACTGTAATATCAAAATTTCTATAACTTGCAACAACAGGGTTAGATAAATCAAGTCTGCCGCCACCGCTAGATACTGTAAGAGCTGCACCTTTTTCATCTACTATACTACCATCAGGTAAAACTGTTGTTCCACTGGCTGCATATGCTTTACCATCAGTTGGCGGATTGAATCCTTCTAGGCTAATTGTTCCTGCTTCGCTGTTAAAAACACTTGTAATAATATCAGTGATAACACCTAGCTTTTTGACTTTTGCCGGCGGTGAAATATATATTGGTGCAATAAAACTCAACGTTGCCACATCAATTTCTGTTTCTGTTCCTACTGGTATTGTTCGTGAACTAAAATTTATATTTTCTAACATTAGAACACTCAAACTTGTCCAATCTACATAGTTGTCTGTGGTTTGAAATTCTAAATCAGGATTAAACAAAAAGAATATTTGTTCAAGTATTTGTAGTTTTTGATCTGTGTTTGTGCTCCAAACATCTACATTTACTGTTAAAGTATATGGTGTAGGATGTATACGTTCAACAGTATAACCTTTTGCTTGCTCGTTTAAATATTCGCCTGTTTCTGTATCAACAGCACGTTCTCTCAAATTAATTTTGTTAACAAAACTACTGTCGCTGAGCCTAGCCCTATCCATTTGTAAGTTTGTAATATAAACACCCATACGTGGTGCGCTAGGCAATTTGTTTTCACTATTGTCTCTTATTATACTTGCAACTTGTCTTGTAATATCACCATACATTACAGGCACTTGTTTGATATCACCGTCGCCATCTTGGTAATTAAAATGACTAAAAGCCCTTACAATTTGTGTAACGTATCTACGTATTTGGCCATCGTAAAAAAATAACATTAGGTGTCTGCCTTAACTTTCAATGCTTTGCTTAATGCTTGTCTTTCTTTTACATTTTCGCCAGCAATATTATTTACTGTTTCGTTGTTGACAAATGTGCCTTTTAAGGTTTGTCTTGTGATATCTGGTGTAAGTGTTTGTCTCACAGCATCTTCAACTTTTGTCCAACTGTTACCACTGTATCTAAAAAGTCTATTTGGATATAAATCTACACGCAAAAAATAATCTCCTAGATTAGCTTCACTTGGGAATCCTGTTCCGGATCCATATAAAGCACCGTTTGGTGGAAATCCATCACCTACTAAATATCCTTTGTATCCAGTATCTCCTGGATTCAAAAATACAGTATCAGCAGTAATTGTTCCGTCTGATAACAGTGTATCGTAATCAGTTGATACAATAGCAACTTCTCCATTTTCCAAAACGCTTACGGTATACAAATGTGCAGTTTCGTATCCACTGGCTTTTGCATATTCTTCCGCTTGTGCAATTACAGCATTGTTAATTTGCATTTCACGTTCGTATGTGCTTAACACATCTCGTAATGTGTTGCCAGCATCGTCTTCTGCAGGTAAGTCTAAAATATCTTTGTATTCTTGTCCATCGTATATTTGTTTTAGTTTTAATCTATATAAATGCGGATACCAGGTTTGTGAATAGCCTTCTGCGGCTCTTGTAATTTCATCAATTACATAAAAACGCTTCATTGCAACACTGAAATCATTTGCAGCATATTCTTCTTTCATATGAGGTAACTCAATAACATCTCCTGCCATAAGTTTCCTACCAATGGTTTTTACGCTACTATTAATATGCACAGTCATAAAAATTGTATCGTTTTGTAAAAATAAACCAAATTGTGATAGATTAAAATCGGTATCTTGTAAATTGTAATGTCCACGTATAGTGTAAATTTCTTCATCGTATTTTCTATCACGGTTTTCTAAAAACAACAAATCTTGTATGTTGGTTTCTTTGACTGCATCATATGTAGGTTGTTCTGCTGTTGCATTATCACCTGTTGTATTTTTTGGACCTAAATATTTGTGAATATGTAAGTCCGTGCCTCCAACAGTGAATTGTTCAAAGATAATCTTATCCATGAATTCATAGTCGCGGCTTTTCTCTGGTCTGTATAAACTGATACGTGGCATAGTTATATTTATCGATAAATACTATTGGAGAACAATATGGCTGATGCAAATTTAACTACACAAAAACAACAAGTATTTGATTATGTAAACGCTTTTCTTGGCGGAGGAATGGTGGATGTAGAACTAGATCCAATCCATTATGAAACTGCTTTGACCAAAGCATTAACAAAATATAGACAGCGTAGCGAAAACAGTGTTGAAGAAAGCTATATCACAATAAAGTTTGAAGAAGATCAAAACGTGTATACTTTGCCTCATGAAATAATTGAAGTGAGAAAAATATACAGACGTAGTATTGGTAGTAGATTAGGCGGCAGCGCAGATGGTGGAAGTTTGTTTGAACCATTTAACCTTGCATATACAAACACATATTTGTTAGCAGGTTCGGGTATTGGCGGACTTGCAACATACGATTTCTTTGCGCAACAGCAAGAATTGGTAGGACGTATGTTTGGTAGCTTTATAGAATTCAAATGGAACACAACTACAAAAAAATTAACCATATTGCAGCGTCCAAGAGCAGACGAAGAAGTTTTAATGTTCTGTTACAACTATCGTCCAGATATGCAACTACTTGATGATTATAAAGCACAGCAGTGGATAAAAGATTACACACTTGCTAGTTGTAAATATATGTTAGGCGAAGCACGTAGTAAGTTCAGCACGGTTGTTGGTCCAGGCGGAGGCACTACACTTAACGGTGATACCCTTAAATCAGAAGCTGCTATGGAAATGGAAAAACTAGAAAATGATCTAGCAATGGCTGTTGCAGGCGGCACAGGTTACGGATTTTTAATCGGTTGACAAACGGTCCAGATCCTATTATTATATAATTTATGCACAAGAAGAAGTTGTTAGTGATAGGCCACGGCAGGCACGGTAAAGATACTGTCTGCGAAATCCTTAGAGACAAGTATGGTTATAGTTTTGAAAGCAGCAGTGCTTTCTGTTCAAAACTTTTCATTTATGATTTGTTAAAAAAGAAATACAATTACGACAGCGAAGAACAGTGCTATGCAGACAGACATAATCATCGTGCTGAATGGTATAATGCAATAAGCGACATGAATGCACGTGATGCTGCAACATTAGGCAGAGCAATTTTTGCAGAACACGATATATACTGCGGATTAAGAAACAAGCGTGAATATTTTGCAATGCGTAACACAAATGTTTTTGATTATGCTATCTGGGTTGATCGTAGTGATTACTTGCCTAAAGAATCTACTGATAGTATGACACTAGAGCCTTATATGGCAGACTTCCATATTGACAATAACGGCACCATGAGAGACTTAGAGTTCTGGGTAGATGAACTGTATAAATGGAAGTTAACTGGGTAGATTACCTGCCAAAACGCTATTTTTTCCTTAAATCAGCTAAATAATACTATAACAGATGATCCATAGGAGAAAATTAAAATGGCATTAGTATCACCAGGCGTCCAGGTCTCAGTAATTGACGAGAGTTTTTACACTCCAGCTGAACCAGGCACAACACCAATAATATTTGTCGCAACGGCGGAAAATAAAACTAACGGT